GAGATGTGCCACCATAGCCGAAGATACCCTTCAGCAGTGTTGGGCCAGTGTACTCAAAGCCGTTGAGCTTCTCGATGTCGTCATCGGTAAAGCCGTTTATTTTCGCAATATCGGCAAGCGCAAGGAGATTGTACTTTTCAATTTCATTCGCCATTAACTACCCCTATGCGTGTTCAATTATATCGAGTGATGGGTTGATATACGCAACGTCCGGCGACAAGGCTATGCCAACGATCTGAACAAACGCCCCATCAGTTGTCGGAGCGGTCTGCGTAAGGTCACCCGCTGTCTCTGAATTATAAAGAACACCGCCTGTCGTCCAGTTCCAGCTATCGTCCCTGATGAACCCCTGCAATAGAACAGTCCCTGTTGCTGTGTCGCTGATAGCTGCTGGAGCAATACCGATCGCTCTCGCCGTTCCTACTGCACTTGCATCAGCCACTACTACCTCAGAGGTGGTTGTGTGGATACATACAAGGTCTTGCGCCCCAATAGTTCCACCGGCAAGCATTTCTGCAGACATACCTGAGTATGTGTGGTCTGTTGATGCGAGAAGCGGTGTGCCGATGCTGACACTGGCAGCTTCTGAAAGCGTAAGTCCTCCTGCGGTAATGATCCCAGTTGTTGTGTCATTGCCGTCATTAATCAAGAAGGCATCATCGACGTTCAGGGTGTTTGTTGAGAGGGAGATGTTCGTGCCAGCGGTTAAAGCAGTCTTTGACAAAGCTATAGCAGCAGAAGCATTAACATCGTCATTGACAATAGTGCCATTCGTTATCATCGCGGACGTTACATTGACGTAGGCTACGTCTGTACCGTCTGAGCCAAGCAAAGTATTCGCACTACCTGCTGCTAAGGCTGCTGGGTCACCACTTGTATCCCCATAGATAACTTTACCTCTGGCAAGGCCAGCCATTTTTGCAAGCGTTACCTGATTGTCAGCAATATGTGCTGTATCAATAGAATCATCTACATAAGCGTCACTATCAATAGACTCGTCTGCTACTGATGTTGCAACGTGGGGTGAGGTAATTCTTCCACCTAATGCCATAACTACTCCTCCTAACTACTCACATCGGTAAAGTATTCAACGTCCATAGTGGCATCACCCGAAGCCCGGATGAATCGTGCCTTGGTTATCTCGTCCTTCGAGTTCAATGAAATCTCTGAATTGGCAACGGCTGTGCTGCCTTTTGTTGCTGTTGGGTCTGTTGCTCCGTCAGTGGTAAACGTGACTCCTGAACTCCCACGGACAAAGATACTGGCACAGTATGCACCACTTGGTACGGTGAGGGTAACTACTGAGGAGGATACGGCGAGGCCAAACTGCGCCCCACCAGCGGTAGCTCGTGAACGTACACCCATAACTCCATCCTTCCACACTCACTTACAATGGAGTGTATTCAGTTATACCAATCGTTTCTTTGGTGGCTTGATCCCACCGTTCTTTAGTTTCGGATACCGGAGACGTTCAGCCAGGTGCCTCCGCAATTCAATGGAGGCTTCCTTGGTCTTCATCTTTAGCTCGAACTGCTTCTCAGTTTCTTCTGCGAGTTGCTCGGTTTCTTTGTCGTTCAAACCGAGCTTTTGCGCGGCTGCTCGGACCAGGTAATCCTTCTCCGACCGGTCCATCCTGGTCGTCCCGGCCTGGGTCAGGATTATCTTGTTCGGTTTCGCCCTCGTCCCGTCCGATGGGAGAAAGATCCCCACTCGGTTCGGGGTGTCTTCGAACTTCAAGGTTCCCACGACGTTCCTCCGCATATGATGGGCCTAAACTGACCCGTTTGAATGGAAAGTTTTTGTGCATAAGGTTCTCGTTAAAGAACTTACCCATTTCTCACTCCTAACGCTTGTTGGAGGAGCGTCTTGATGTCACTCAACCCCTCTTCGAGCTTGTCAAGCCGCCCCTCAACATCAGCATTATTCTGCTCTGCATTATTCTTTTCGGCCCGGGCATCAGCGTCTTCCCTTTGCCATCGGGCCACTTGAGCAGATCTGGTTTCTATACAGGCATTTACCTCTTCCTCGGTATCATGCCATTTCCCGCAACCCGAGCACGCTACCTTGAGTTCGGTGGGTAGTGAAAGCGACCACCCCTTATCAAGGTTAGCGTCCCGAGTCCCTTGTTCCAATATCCTTCCGTCAGGGCCTTTGCGAGTAAACTCACGCCACGACGGGATCGAATAGACTTCTTCCCCTGTCGGGGTATAGTACCGCTGCTTCTGTGGGCCACCCCAGACTCCGCTGACCGCAGCCCCCGTTCTCGCAGCTTCTTGTTTTGTGCTGTTAACAGCCATAAACCACCTTAGAAGCGGATCTTCAGATCCACAATCTGATAGTCCGTGTCAACGGACGGAATGTTCATTGCTACACCAATGGGGAAGGTGTCCTCTTCACTAGAGGCATCCCAAAGGTCAAAGGCTCCTGACTCACCAGACGCTTGGCTGACACCAACAGCGTCACCAACAACAGCAACCGCTGCGCCAGACAGAACAGAGGCAATCCCTGCTGTCTGAATCCAGCAATAGTAGCTGGCAGTGACCGGAATGGTGGTAACACCGAGTGCGCCTGTCGTCATAGTGCCATCACCGTCGATGATCTTTACATCCGTATAGGGATTGTAGGCAAGCCCGAACAGGGAAGCGGTGGTCAATGCTGTTCGGAACCCGCCCGGGTCTGCGATGGTAACACTAAGGCCAGTTGCGCCTGAGACTGCTGTGTTACTGGCGACACGATAGACCTCACCTTGACCGGGGCCATCATTGAAGATGATGTAGCCGTCCTGGTATTGGTTCTTCGTGACGGTCAGGGACGTTCCGCTGGTAACTGAAAGAGAGCCAACAGTCGTCGCAGTTGCTGCAACGTCCATGTCGTGCGCTGCAACCGCTGCAATACCGTCTACGATCTGTCCACCAGTAGTGATAGCTGACGAACTGTTCTTGGCATAGTAGAAAACTCTGCCGTCCGGCGTAACTCCGCGAGTTCCGAGGGAAAGGTTGCCTATAGCAGAAGAACTTTCCTTCTTCTCATCGCCATAATCCAAATTGACTGTGCGTGGAAAAGCCATTGTAATCCTCCAAAAATATTATTAGATTTGCCTCGCCTAATAATTTACGCGGGATCTGATGCGTCTGCATAAAGGGTGACGATCCAAGATGCTAGGTACTCACCAACGGCGTATTCGCCGACCACGTTGAGTTCTGTGGCTCGCAGGGACTCGTCACGCTCTGGGCTGACATCCCATTCCTTCGACGTAACAAGAACCAGGCCACCACCATTGCCGGCGGCAAAGCACGCGCCCTTGGCGTCGTCCGAGCCGTCGATGGAGATGTTGCCTGACTCATAGACATCCATGCCGAAGACCCGGCCCACGGTGTAATTCCGCAAAACATCTTCAGCCATACCAGAACCAACAGCACCTAATGGTGTTGTCCCACCTGGGAGTGTTGGTGTGAATATATCAACCAGATCAAGAAGCACAAACGGGTGATGAACCGCTACATAAGGCTTCGGTGCAGGGCCGCCATTGGCGAGTGATACGCCACTGAGGTCTGCCCAAGCTGCGGCGAAGATACCAAGGGTCGCGGCTGCGCCAGCGGAACCCATTGTGTTTGTGCCGTCGTCGAACTGACCGGCCAAGTCCTGCTCACGCTTGGAAACCATTGCGTCACCAAGGATTCGACCCGCTGCCCTGATGACATCTTCCTGGTTGTCTCGGACAAGTTTGTCAGTAATAACGATTTGTGCGCCCACCTCTGCTGGGGTGAACTGCACGTTCGTGTCTGCCATCGCCTGGGGGTTCACCATGTCGATGCCCTCAGAAAGCGCGTTAGCAGTAACTGTCCCAAAGTAGGGAATGTTTACGGTAGAACCGTTATGGATTTCTTTTGTAATTCTCCAAGAAAGATTGGAGATAACTTCCTTAAACTGTTCGGTAAATCGAGCTTCCTCGATAATCGTTGGAATCGTATCTCCAAGGACACTCGTTGTATTAACTGCCATTTAATTCCTCCAGTGCCTACAAGCCCCTCGCTTTCCGCGCTGCCATGTAAGCTGCTCGGTTCGCTTGAGGATCTTTACTGTAGGCATCTCGTATTTCTTCATATGATTTTCCGACACCAGCTCCAGAGCCACCGGTAGTCATTGTCTGCGGTGTCTCCGGATGAACGCTCTGTGTCTCCGGGCCTCTGTTTCCCAATTGCCATCTCAGCACCTGAACCTCCATCTGTGCCGAAGTGGTTGCTCCGTCAAGCGCACTATCAGGAACACTGGGATGCTCTTTCAGCAGACGCCATTTTGTGTTTTCAAGTTCAAGGGCTGCCAACTTAGAGTTGCTCTGTTGGCGCTCATCCTCACGGATAGCTTCTATCTCCCACCGCTTGTACTCATCCGAGTCCGTGCCGAGTTCGATAGCCTTCTTTGCGGCATCCCTCTCCCTGGTCAACTCTCCTTCGCGCCTACTGGCGTTTGACTTGAACTCAGCGAATTGCTGTTGCAACTGCGTAAGCTGCTCATCTCTCTTCGCCAAGTCTGCTGCTGTTATCCCTTCCTGCACTGGCTCTTGCGGTGCATTTGCTCCCCCGCCTACCTCGGTGCTCGGGACTGTCTCTGGGCTTACCATTCTTTCCTCCGATTCGCCCGGTTGCTCTCCCTCTTTTGAGGTGCTACCGGGTTCTTTGGATTATGTCACGCAAGATTAGTAGCATTATACAAAAAGTTTGTCAACTAGTTTGTACCATATAACCAAGTTTCTCTCTATTCTTGCCAATCTCAAAACGAGAGACTCCTCCAGCCTTGTTATGCCATTGTTCCAGTAGTCTATAGTCCTCATCCCAGGTTGTTGCCAAGTTGTAAAGACGGAGCAATCCTGCTGTGGTTTTTGTCCTCTCCTGATATTTCCACATAGTTAAAATGGCATCAATCATACCCCTGCTACCCTCTTCTCCCCTTGCTTGTGCCAAGTAGCCATCTCGGAGATCTATGTAGTATTTCAACGGTCTTCCATCAATGGGCATAGCCTTTAATCGTTCTATTTCCATTGGGTCAGTCCCAAAAGCGACCCTTGCCCTTTCTATGGCCTTCTCTCTCTGGGCAAACTCGGGATACACTTCATCAAATTCGTCATAGATACTCCAATAGTCTCTCAATGCTTTATTGGATTCCATAAACTGCTGGTACAGATGTGGGCGGTCCTGCATATTTATCGCTTTGAAGGATTCTATCTCCTCCCGTATATAGTAAGGAGTTCTCTCCTCCCATCCATCCATTGCGGTATGCAGTGATTTTCTGGGCCTCGCCATAGTAGCATCCCAGTTGCTCTCGTCATGAACAATAGAAAGGTATTCATAATAGGCTTTATCAATAAGGTCCTTCGGCTCCTCAGATTCAAAGTCAGCAATAATATCCTTGTATTCCTCTCTATCTGCAACTGCCTGTAAAGCTTTCCGGTAGGTAAACTTTGCACTTATTATTGCTTGTCTTACCTCTTTCAATGAATCTGTAAGCTCATCACCCTCTATATAATTCTGCTGAATCTCCCGTAATTCCTCGTTAAATGTATCATTGGCAATCCCAAGATCTTCATAATAATTCGATTTAGCGTTATTCCAGTGGCGTTCCTCACCTTGTTTTCTCGCCTCGTCATATACCTTCTTTAGTTCTGGGTCTGCGGCGGTCATATTCGCGGCTGCTATGCGGCCAATCTGAGAAAACGATCTGTGCTGGGGGTCAGCCTCCTCTACCATTCGTGCCCACGTAGACCAGAGCGACTCGGGGCGGGATCGTCCTCCAAAAAATTCAACTACATTCCCCAAAAGTCCTCCCCCCATCGACTCGGTCCATATAGGGGTGAACTGGCGCAGCGTTCTGATATGAGGGAATACGGCCCATTTTTGATAGGTCTTTTCGGTGAAAGGAATAGGTAGCTTCGCCCTCATATCCTCATGCGTGTAAGAATCCTCACCAGCCCTGTAATTCCACCCCATTGACATCGGCCCTGACATCTTCCCACGCCACCACCGGATAACAGGGTTCTTTGTGGAAATAAATCCTTCCCTGCTGAGAATCTCGTCAGGGTCATCTATTGCCCCAGCTATCTCAGCGATCAAACGCATGGGGGAGTATAAAAGTCCACCTATACCATAGCGAGTACCCCCAATACGGACTGTCCATACATCTGACCCGTCCCCGCCCATAGATTTCGGAAGCGGATTGATTTTTACTTCCTGACCAAGAGCAAGGGAAGCAAGAGTGAATACCATGTTGTTTAACATAATTATACCGAGCATCGACTTACGTGCTTCTCTCGCAGTAACACCGCCACGGAATATGTGTGCTACCAATGCTGTCTGAGCATAGGTGAAACGCGGCGCAAAAAAACCGAAGGCAGTTATGAAATTCTGCTGGTTTCGACTCATTCCAACACCACGGAACGAGAATGTTCCGGAGAGAAGATTCGTGGCACGAGCTAAATTGGCAAGCTCATTAGGGCCGACAATATTCTCCATGCTCTCCCAATAGAGTTGTGCTGTTATATTTCTTCCGGCAGACCACGCTGCGTCTGCCCGACCATACGTCTGACTGATGCCACCCTTTACTATCCTCCCCACCCGTGCTTGAAACCCTGGAATCACACCAACAAGAGCCTGCAACTGCGACTGGCCTTCGGTAATCTCTGAAGACTGTATAATCCCACCTAATCTCGCACGACGCCATGCCGATGCTTGCCGTGCAGGATTGTTCCAAAACGAAAGTTCATGCTTCGGATCAAGAGCGCCGGTAAACATTGACCTGGCACCACCGAAAATAGACTGGTGGGGAGGGTTCTTGCCAACAAGCATAGGGACGCCAACAACATCTTTCAGAAAGACTTTCCCCGCATGGGGAACACTCTTAAAGGTGAGATTAAAGAAATCAATACCAAGGATTGCTGTCCCTTGAATGGCAATCCAACTCAGGTCTAGTGACGCTCTCATCAACCTGTGGATACCTGCGAACGCTGCCATTCTTCCTAAAAGGCTATTATTAACAAAGTCCTTCCCCATATACCCAAATAATTTCTGCATCTCATGGACAATCTCATTGCCAGAGACTTTCTTATTATTAAAAACCTGCTCTGTAATAGCCATATCTTTCTTGGCAAACCCAGGCACGCTCCCCTTTGGCACCGCCGCTGTTGTTTCTACTCCTACAAATTTATTCCATCTTGCTCGTTCCGACTTATAGAGTGCCTGTGAGGTCTTTGCGACCTTTTCAGCTTTCTCTGACAAGGTTTTTAATCTGGCTGCAAGGGATTCTAGTGCGTCTTTACGCATCCGCGTTGGGTATGAAACAGCCTCCTGATAAATGCTGGTAATCATGCGAACAGTAGTTTCGTCATCGGCGCGGGTTTCTTTTAACGCCTTCCTAATCTGGGTTTTAGTTATATTGCTATTGGGCTTGACACCTCTCCGAACATTGGCAAGAGCAGTGGCAAACCGTTTTGGTGTGATCCCCAGATTAGCCTTAAACTCATCTGCCATTCTCTGGATAGCCTTTGTCATATCCTCGGGTTTAATAGTGAGAATATTCTCTAAAGCCTCTGCTTCCTTTGGATGAAGCGCAGAAAATGCCCTCATTTGTTTCGGCGTTATCTGCTGGATAGCATCTCCCCTGACTGCTCTTTCTACTATCCGTAAAAGGTCGCGCACATTATAGGCATCATCCCGGGCTTGTTTTACGCCTGCTTCCATAATGTCATCAGAATTTGTAGCCATCTTAGATAAAAGCTCACCTATACGCTGACGGACAACCATCTGGTAGGATAGGCGCACTTGGGCTCGTAGTGCATGAACTAAGTTATGGTCAAATTTATCCCCATGTTTGAGCGCATCAAGAACCGTGAGAAAATCCCTTTTCTTTCTCAAGGACTGCGCCCGTACTGTCGCCCCAGACATATTCCCAATGCGTGCAATTAACTCAGATATTTCTTTTGTCGACTCTATACGCCCGCTAGCTACGGCATCCGTAAATCGTAGAAGGTACTCATAGGGAGATTCTGCACTGCGTTTCTTCCATCGGGTAAGGATACCCATCTGCGTTAGCGTATTCCTAACTTGTGGAACGAGATCATCCAGATCCTCACGGCGTTTCTCTGTCAAATAGCGATGCAGGTATTGGTAATCACCCTCCCCAGGCTTCTTTTTTATAACGATACCTTCATGCTTTAACATTGCCACTGTGTCCTTTGACACTCTGCGTACCTCATTGATATAGGCGGCAACATCATCGGGCATCTGATACCTTTCAGGCCAAGACGCAAGATCATAGGTGGTTATTTTCGTTGGGGTTCTGCGCTTTTGCCCTGGAAGGGCGCGAAGCTGCTTAATATCGGTCCGTGTAATAAGTCCGGTATCCGGATTTACGGGAAGTACATCCTCTACAAACCCTACACGATTTAAGCTAATCTTTCCGCCGACAATAGTTGCCCCCTTTGTTCGCAATAATTCGGCGGTATCCGTTGCGATTTTAACTCCTCCCTCTACCGCATCGTCGAACTGGCCTGTAAGAATCCGTGCCTGTTCAAGGATGTTATCTCCTGCCGAACTTAATGTCTTGACTCCTGTTATCCTTCGTACTCCACCCAGAATCTGTTTCATACCAGGTGCATTGCTTAACGCAGTCACGGCTCTGGTTACCGTACCGGGATCTACGATTGTACCGGCCGCTATCAGCTCATCAACCTCCGGAAGTATCCCTACCCTGCCAACCATCTGTGCAGCACTCTTGGCCGCGTTTACCTCTTGCATTGTCCTTGGCAATCCCTTGCCAAGATTTTTTGTTTCCTCCAAGGGGATTTGCTTGAGAAAGATAACGCTGTGTTCCCCTCTCTCCCCCCTCATAGTGATAACTCTATCGGTAGGGGTATCCGTCTGTCTGACCCCCCAGAAATCTAAACGATCTTGGGTTACCTTCTCCAGATCTTTTCTCTTGGCTGTGACCTGCCTCTGCTGCTGGGCCGCAGCCCTCTTTGCTGCTTTATCGCTCGTATCAATAACATCATCGGTACTTCGTCCAAAAACTTGGTTCACAAGCCTAGTAGTCTTCTTATTAAGACGAATAAAACTATTCTTCCCTTTACCGATTACTCGCAATACAGGTCGGAACGTGGTCTTAAATCCCGTTCCAATTGCTTTGCCAACCGGGCCTGCCATCATAAGCATACCAAGCTCTTCAGCAAGCTCTGTCCTACCGCTTGGATAAACCGCCCTAGCTATAGATTCTCCAACCTTGGCACTGGTGGTTTGTGCTTGGGGGGTTGCCTCTAGCCCATGTAAGGGGCTTGCTAATATCTCTTTTATTTCCTCATCAGAAAAATCTCGTGTAGCATCCCACATCTTTTTCCCTATCCAATGAGAAATCGCTGTACCAAGATCGTTTCCCTTCGCACCTGCCGCAGATTCCATAGCATCATTCTGAAACCCGAATCCTACTCCTCCCAAGAACGAGTCTGGGCCAGGACGTTCCCACCACCTTCCATAACGTGCACCCACTACGGATGGAGGGGCGGGGGCTGACGGACGTAGAATAGTGGCCTCGGTTAGCTCCTCTCCGCTCTCAGCTCCTCCAGACAGCCATTGGGCTACCTCGGGTGCAGGATTGAGAATACGCTGTTTCTTCTCACGGCTTGAAACAAAATTAGGAACACGCTTTGGGGTTAGCGACCGTCTGGCACGCACACGTGGGTCAGGACGACCACGATAGCGCTCTAACAGGGCCATTCGTTCTTCAGGAGATAGTCGAGGGTCGGTTTCTTGGTCGGCGGGTTTCTGAAGATTCTGGAGAATCTCACTTAACTGCGACCTTGAGAGTGTTTTCCCCTGTCCTAGATCGCCAATAACTTTATCGACTATGCTTCTATTATTATTCGTCATGCCCCAAGCCTCCCACCAAGCGTCCTTGTAGCGGCGTCAGCTTCGGCCCTACGCTGCGCTGCTGCCGCTGCCTGCTGCTGACGTTGACGCTCTTTTTCCTGTGCCTCCAACCACGCTGAACTCGCACCACCAACCGCCATCGGTTCTTCAGAACTCGGTAATTGGGTAATATCAATAGGGAACCCTTCCTCACGGATCTGTTCTTCCTTTTCTCGCTGTTCTAGTTGCTTCTGTGCCAGCAACCCCTGTTCTGATACCAAATCCAAAGCCTTCATTGCCTCATCGAGTTCTGGATTACCACCCTCGTACTCATCAATATTGATATTCATCTTTGTAGCAATATCTCGTACTGCGGTGTCCGCTGATCGGAAGGCGTCCACATTCGACTGAACATCCTCAAGAGATTTTCCTACCTGTGTTTCTCTTTGGCCCATTATGGCTCCCATTGCCCCCTCTTGAACTGCGGCCATAATCACTGCTGCCTCATTGATAGGAGCATCAGTAAATGCTGGCTTACCAGCGGCATCCAACACCTGGTTCCCCTCAGCATCAAGCACAGGTTTACCCTGTAGGAGTCTTCGTGATAATCCTTCATCAATAATAAATTGTTCTAGGTTAAGTTGTTTCTGTGGGTTATCGTCGTCCATAGTAAGAATTACCTTGAGGGCATTATATCGACGGAGGTTCTCTGTCTCTGCGGTAATCTGAGGAGGCTCCTCGGGGGTAACAGCGTCTTCAGATGGAGCATCTTCAGTGATAATATCCGGTTCGCCAATCTCGTCCGTTGCCAGCTTTAGCGCTTCTTCATGCGTAATAGGCTCACCAAGGTCTACCTGTTCACCCATTATCTGCTGTGCTAAGTCCATTCTGCGTGCCTTCAAGTCGTCCTGCGCTGCCTTTATATCGGGATCTACAGCACCAACCGGACGTTGTGGCTCATCTGGTTTTTCACCAATGAGCACTGTCCCTGGAGGCATTTGCCCGAACCGGAGCTGCTGCCTTCTGTCTATCTCCTCTGGGCTTGGCATATTCTTAAAGGCATCGTCAGTCATAGACATAACATCAATATCCGATCTAGGAGTACCCTGCGCCGCAGCAGCGCTTATACCGTCGAGCACCCTTTTGTAAACTACTCGTGCGATATACTGCTCATCAGTTGAAGCAGGTCCGCTTAAATCGCCAAGGACAATGCCAAGGTTTCGCAATGCGGAATTATTAAACATATCCAGTAAACGTTCCTGTGTTAGCGGAACCTTTGCTGGTGTCATAAGATCGGTGACAAGGTTTTGCGCTGTCGCATTTATTATGGCATCAATTTCTGCATCGGGAAGCTCTTGTCCAGGATTCTTTACGTTATATATTCCCTGAGCACTACTTAATGCGTCACTGAGTTTCCCCTCATACTCAGTCAGTATTGATTGCTGATCTGGTGTCATATCCGCAGGATTAAGCCCAGCCTTGCTCAAAATACCAGAGAGACGATTAGCAGACGTTGCCTCATGCGATTTAATCAATCGACCTTCCTTAATAATCTGCTCAGTAAGACCCCCGACCAGAAAATCAGAAAAGAATCTATTATCATCGTTCTGTCCACCAGTGGCCACTACGTTTCGTCGCCATGCCGCCGTCGCATCCGAGAGCTTCCAGTCCTCAATAATTGCCCGATCGATGCCAAGGGTTTCCGATGCGGTCAGCTTCCAGTTCTCCCACGCCTGTTTCTCGTTTCCTCTTATCCTTACATCGGAAATGACATCATCCGCAACAGCCTGTATCTCCCACTTCTCGCGTTCTTGTTTTGTGGCGTTCGGGCCTATTAGCGTTTCAACAAACTGGTCAAATGGCATCCACTGGTCAGGATCGTCTGTCTCATTTAGATGATCAAGATGTGCTCCTATCATGGCATCATATATATCGTTTATATCACTCGTTGTGATTTTATATGGGGTAGGCACCGGTTCGCCGTCCATAAAGGTCACCGCATCCTCTGGCGACAGGGAATATTGTTCCATTATAAAATCCACAGTCGGTGCGCCCATCGCAAGCGCCGGAGAATATTTTATTATCGAATTATTCTCTACCCAATCAAATATACTCTCCCATACAGAGGCAGCCTCGTCTTCTTGGGCTAAATCCTCTGGTGCAAATTGCTCAGATCCCCCTAGAAACTCCCATGAACTGACAAACGGATTAACCGCGATGACAGTATCCGATACATTAGTCCCTGTTCTATACGGCATTAGGCACCTCCCAAGTTACGCGCTGCCTGCTCCAATGCTCCGCCTCCTGCTGGGGCAGCAACCCCACCAGGTGGTGGTGCCATATTCTCAGGTGAAAGCTCGGGTCTGCCGCCACCGGCGTTGGATAAGTTTCCTCCCGCCTCTGGTGGGCCTTGTCCGGGTTGACCGGGAATGCCTTGTCCCTGTTTCGGCATAAGGCTTGCCATGATCTGTTGGGCACCAATGGCATAGACGGTTGCCCTCTGCATATCGCCTTCTGTCTCAGCAGCCCGTGCAAGGTCAAAGAGCCTGTTCGCCACTTCCATGTTGACGCGCATCGGGTTCTGTTCAATGCTGTCGGCGGCGAGCTGCTCTTCCTCAAGTTTCATGTCCTCGACCTTCATGACCCGCTCACGGAGCCACGGGAGCGACATCTTCGCCGCAGGGTTCAAGGCACGGAAGATGTTGGCTCGCATCATGTCATCTTCGGGCAAGGCGAGTTCCAGTTCCGACTCAAAGAAGGTACTGCTTGGCATATCGTCGGGAGTGAACTCCTCATCAAAGAAGCCAAGCCTGACGTCTCGTCCCTGGACACGGATATTCCCGCGGTCGCTCTCCTCAAAGCGTCTCTGGTACTCGTCCTTTCCC